ATTGTCTTAATGCCTCCGCCACTACCTCTTTTAACTCCCCAAAATTGATATTTACTATTTCTAAAATTTTCCCCATCTTGAACTCTAATTAACCAGTGTTTTGGTTCTTGTCTTGAATTCATTTTTGATTATGATTTAGTGTTTAATACAATAATCAATTTTATATATATTGGCGTTTTAAATGTTCAAAGGTGTAAAATAAAATTTTAAATAAAAATAAAGTCAATTTTATCATTTAAAAAATATGTATGCTATTAAGGCACCTAAAAATGTTCCAGAAATAACTTGTGTTAAATTATGGCATAATTTTTTAATACGTGCCCATCCCATTCCAATTAATAAAATAATATTTGGTAGTATAAGTAATTTATTATAATTATTTTTTAAAATATATAAAATATGGTATGATACAAAATAAGATGTGGTTGACATATGACCGGATGGTAATCCAGGTGTATTTTCTGATACAGGTCCTGAAATAGATAAATAATCACAATCACACGCTCCTTTTGGTCTCATAGAATATTTATAAAACCATGTTGGATAAGGAATTAGATATTTCAAAGTTTGTGCTGAAAATGTTGATAATATTAATCCATAGAAATATTTAACATTTTCTTTAAATGGTAGTTTATGGTATATTTTATAAATTATATTTATAAATTCTGAACTAAAAAATAATAGAGGTATAACTGATATAATATTTTCAAGATTCATATTATTATATTATATTAAAAAGTTCCAGATCTCATTCCTGGAGGGGCAGCAAATACTTCAAATTTTAAAAGTAATGCCATTAAGAACATACCTGATATAGTAAATAAAAATTTACTACTCTTATTTTTATCAAATAATGTGCTTAAAATTTTTTGGGCATCGCTTTTTTTTTTTTCTTGATAATCTTTATAAAAAAATTCAAGTTTTAAATCTGAATTTTTATTGATAAATGTGCGCACCAATTCTGATTTAAAATTATTTAATTTACTTTGTAATTGACTATTATTTTGTCCTAATAATTGATTATAACTATAATATAAATTAGAATTAAATGATTTTAAAAATAATTTAAACTCTTTTTCTATTTCTAAATCTTTAGAATTATAAGCTAAGAATGATTTTATTAAAACATTTACTATAAAATCAGCAAATTTTTCAAGTAATATTTGATTGTCTGATTTATTTTGATAATTTTCATCAAAAGATTTTTGAGTTATCCATTCTTCATAATTTGTAGATTGTTTATCAAACTCAAAATTATTTATTTTATAAAATGTCATAAATATATGAGTCATTTTATAGTTCATACATTCTAAAATTGCCGATACATCAGTTATTTTTTGTTTACTATTTATATATTTATTTAGATAAATTTCAAAAAATTTTTTGATATAAAATTTATCTGATTCATTTTTAAACATTCTATGATTTTTAATTCTTTTTAAAATATTTTTTTTTTCACATTCATTTTTAAATAATCCGGTATCAGATTGACATTTAAATGTTCCTAAAAGAATAGAACTTAAATTACATTTATTGGCAGCAGTTTTGGTATTTATAAGTGAACTTTTCTTTATTTTATTTACACCTGATTTAAATTTTTTTTTAAATTTACTATTTTTATTTGTATTTGAAGTATTAGAACCGCCTTGTAAATTTTTCTTTTTAGTTTTTTTAACCATTATAATATTTAATATAAAAAAATACTTAAAATTTATTTATTAAAATAATTTATAATATGGACGATAACAAAGAAAACGTAAAAATCGAAGTAAATGAAGAACTACCTAATCCAACTTCATTAAATGTTGATATATTATTACTTAGTAATATGAAATCATTACTAGAAATATCAACACAGCGTGGATCATTTAAAGCTAATGAACTAAGTTCAGTTGGAAAAATATATGATCAATTATCAGAATTACTAAAATAAATTATATTTTTTTGAATATAAAAATGTTACTTGTTATATTATTTAATTCAACATGTTTAATCCAATTATCTAATCCTTCAATTATTTTTTTATTTGCGTCATTATCTTCAATAACATCTCTAATATTTTTATAATGGTATAACATACTATCCTGATATTCTAAAGAATTAATATATTTTAGACCATTATTTTGTGCTTTATCAATATAACTTTCGTGTGTTTCCAAACATTTTATATTAACACGTTTATAAACTTCTTCTATATTATCTAAATTACAATTATTTGTAAGAATAATATCTGAAAATATAAGAATACCACCTTTTAATAATTTAGTGTTAATTTCTTTAAAAATTAAATTTCTATCATTTATATGTATAAACGCATCTTCGGAATAAATACAATTGTAGTTTTTTTGAAATGGAATTTTTAAAAACGATATATTATATACTGGAATATCATAATTTTTTAAAATATTTTGTTGTGTATTTATGACACAATTATCATGTGATATATCAAAACAATCAATCTGAAATTTATGTTTTTCTTTTAGTTTATCATACAAAAAACGTGCTGTTCCACCATAACCACTTCCAAAATCAGCAATATAGTATTTTTCCCAATTATCATTTAAATACATAGATATAAACTTATACATATAGTCCTTTTTATTGTCTATTGCCATTTTTATCATATTTTTTTTTACTTGTTTATGAGTAAGAACATTATAATCATAATCATTTGGATAAATACCAATATGTATGGAGTCTCCACCCCATAAATTTAAATAAAAATTAGTTGTATTTTTATCAGAATAATATTTTTGTGTAATTTGATCTTCCATATTATTTATTATAAACTATTTTTTTAAACGGTTTTAATCCAATAATATAATATTAAAAAACCAAACGCTTCTAAAAAATGAAATACTGCCGTTCCATATCTAAATTCATAAAATGAATCTAGAATTTTAAATAGTAAACCACTAAATATTGAAACTAATCCAGCACTATAAGCATAAAGATTTCCACTATTGTTTTTTATATAAATACAAAATAATGAACTGGATATTGCTAATAAAGATGGTTTAAATAATAAAGCTCTTTGATTTTTAGAAAATCTATATATAGTCCAAAATAATGATATAACAATTAATTTTATTTCTAATATTTTATAAATAGAAGATAAAAATAAAATTGTCAAAGAATTTATATGCATATCCATAAATATATGATCTAATCTATACATTATAATAGTTTGTGTGCTCCAATGTAAATATGAAGATAATCCTAATAATATTAATGAAATTGAAAAAAACAAATTAGAGTAATATATTGTATTATTTAATCGTAATAAAGTATAAATTCCTACAAAAAATTGTGAAATACTTGAGTGAGCATTATATTTATGTAATATAACCATATTAGATTCATTATTGTTTAATTTTTTACCTAAAAAATTCCAAATAGATTTATCATATGTTATATCCAAATAATAAAATAAACTATTTACAAATAATGATAGTATTGTTGCTTTAAAAACATCATCTAATAGAATAAAATTAAAATTACTATAAGTAGTTATTGGATAATGACATAAAAAAATAAAAATAAATGTTATGACACAAAATATTTCTTTTTTTAATTTAAATAATTCACTAATATACATTATTTCTAATATATTATAATATGTTTAAGTATTAATCTACTTCTTCAATATTAGATCCATTAGACATTTCTTCTGGCATTCCACCTGGCATTCCACCTGGCATTCCACCAGGCATTCCACCTGGCATTCCACCTGGCATTCCACCAGGCATTCCACCTGGCATTCCACCTGGCATTCCACCACCTGCTTCTTGAGATAATTTAGTAATAATTGGTGATATTACAGATTCACATTCTTTCATTTTAGATTCATATTCTTCAGCTTCTTCAGAAGGATGTGATTCTAACCATGACTTATTATTTTCAAGTGTGCTATTAATTGTATCTAAATCTTCTGAATCCATTTTAGTTTTTAATTCATCTGTCAATGATCCAGAAACACCATACAGATAACTTTCAAACTTATTTTTAGCATCAATTCGTTTAAAGTTGCGTTCATCTTCTTCCTTAAACTTTTCAGCATCAGCAACCATTTGCTCAATATCTTCTGCCGATAATCTACCTTTATCATTTGTAATTGTAATCTTTTCAGATTTACCAGATGTTTTATCTAAAGCATTTACATTTAAAATACCATCTGCATTAATATCAAATGTAACTTCAACTTGTGGAACACCACGTGGAGCAGGAGGAATTCCTGTAAGTTCAAATTTACCTAAAAGATTATTATCTTTTGTCATTTTTCTTTCACCTTCAAATACTTGAATTAAAACCCCTGGTTGATTATCAGCATAGGTTGAAAATGTCTGTGATTGTTTTGTTGGAACAGTTGTATTTCTATTAATTAAATTAGTCATAACACCACCTGCGGTTTCAATACCTAATGAAAGTGGAGCAACATCTAATAATAATAAGGAATCTGTTTTTTCATTACTTACACCAGTTAAAATAGCTGCTTGAACAGCTGCACCATATGCTACGGCTTCATCAGGATTAATAGTTTTACATAAATCTTTACCATTAAAATATTCACTAATTAATGTTTGAACTTTAGGAATTCTAGTTGAACCTCCTACTAAAACAATTTCATGAATATTACTTTTATCTATTTTTGAATCAATAATAACTTTCTCAACTGGTTTTATACATCCTCTAAATAAATCATCACAAAGCGATTCAAATTTAGCGCGAGTTAAACTTGTATAAAAATCAATTCCTTCAAATAATGAGTCAATTTCAATATTAGCTGTAGTTGTAGATGATAAAGTTCTTTTGGCACGTTCACACGCAGTGCGAAGACGCCTTAATGCCCGATTATTATTAGAAATATCTTTTTTATGTTTTCGTTTGAATTCTTGAATAAAATGGTTTACTAATCTACTATCAAAATCTTCTCCCCCAAGATGAGTATCACCTGCGGTTGCTTTTACTTCAAAAATTCCATCATCAATAGATAATAAAGATACATCGAATGTTCCACCACCTAAATCAAAGATAAGAACATTTTGTTCTTCTTTTTTGCTTGAATCAAGACCATAAGCAATCGCTGCGGCAGTTGGTTCATTAATAATCCTTAAAACATTGAGACCTGCAATAACTCCTGCGTCTTTAGTTGCTTGTCTTTGTGAATCATTAAAATATGCTGGAACAGTAATAACAGCATCAGTAACAGTTTCACCTAAATATTCTTCAGCAGTAGATTTCATTTTAGATAAAATCATAGATGATATTTCTTCAGGTTGAAATGTTTTTTTTTCATCTTTAAATGTTGCTTCAATTAAACATTTATTACCTTCACCTGCTTTAATAGTAAACGGCCATAATTTCATATCACTTTGAACTTTTGTATCATTAAATTTTTTACCAATAAGTCTTTTAGCATCAAAAATTGTATTTTCTGAATTAACAGCAGCTTGATTTTTAGCTGCTTCACCTATTAGTCGTTCTGTATCATTAAATGCTACATATGAAGGCATAGTTCTATTACCTTGATCATTAGCAATTATTTCAACTTTATCATTTTTCATAACACCGACAGCACTGTAAGTAGTTCCTAAATCAATTCCAATTCCAACCATTTCGTATATTATTATTGTATTAAGAGTTTTAAGTATTTTTAAAAAAAATCAATTTTTATAAAACACATAAGTCATTATAATTATTAAATAAATGATTATTAATGAATCATCAAAATATTTTGTAAAATGTTGTAAATATATTACATTGTATTTATTATTAAATTTTTTTAAACATTTAGACCACAATTCTATACATTTTTTGTCATTATTATAATTATTTAATAAGTAATTAATATTACATAATAATAATAATATAATTACTAATATTACTGTATTACTATTTATTTTTTGTTTATTTAGACCTGTAAAAACACTATATAATGATATAATAATTATCCATTGAGATACATTATAATAATATTCTATATATTTAAAATTACTATATTTCTCTGCGTATATTTTTGCTACAATAGTACAAAAATAACCTGTAAAAAATAGAAATACAAATACAGGATAGTCATCATTGAACAAATTCATAAGAGAACCAGCATGAAATACTAAACTTGCTGTAATAATATGATAATCTTCTAAAAATGATATTTTTTTATTTAAATAATCAGAAAGTTTTAATGCTTTAAATTTTAAATATTTAGTTAAAAAACTATCCATTAAATAGATAATAGAAAAACTTTTTATGATAAAATATTTTTAAAAAGTAAAGTAAATATACTTTACAAAAGTTTTTTCTTTGTATATATTATAAAATGACAAGAATAAATAAAAAATTAAAGGGTGGTAATGCCACATCAATGCCAATTGAATATTATGGAGGTAATAGTGGACGATTTAGTGATAATGCTTTCTCAAATCCAGGTAAAAGTGCGTATGGTGAATATATGCCACAAAGTTTTGGAACACCAAATGCAGATAATACAACCGGACCTAATTTAGCTGTTTATCCAAATAATACCAATGCTTTAACTGGGGGTAGAAGGAAAAGAAGAAGTTTAAGAAAAAAAAGAAAATCAAAGCGTTTATCTAGAAAAGTAAAAAGAAATAAAGGAAATAAAAGAAATAAAAGATCTAGAAGACGCTAATTTATACTGATTCAAGAATACTATGTTTAACATTAATTCTATATTTATTGTATAAAAGTTGACTTAAACTATTTTTAATAAAACTATCTTTATTCATTTCTTTAATATTTTTAAATTTGTTTTTAATTTCATTATTACATAAACTTTTAATAGTTGCTGTATTAACTTTTTTATATAAATTATAATTTACAGATTTAGCAGAACCAAATTCAGTAGGACTACATAACATTGTATCATTATGTGTCCTTAAAACTCTATGAGCAATTTTTGGAGTTACTTTACAATCTGTACTAATCATTTTAGTTGTTATATGTTGATCATCATTTTTAGAATTAATATATTCAAT